ATGCCTTCTGGCTTGAGAACACTGGAGCACGTTCGATGGGCATACGCGCTGGTGAAGCGGGACATAGACAGCAAGATGCGCGTGGCCTACAGCAACTGTGCCACGCAGGCGCAGGACGCGCTTTCCAGCAAGATTCTGTCGATGGTCACTGGAGAGCATGGGGAGACGCTCGGAGCGATCCAGCGAGGCTGTAGAGCGTACAAGCCAGCCGATGTGGAGCAGGCGCTGGAAAGGATGGTACAGGCCGGGGCGTTGGTGAAGCGAGACTCCACCGGACGCGGTAGACCGACCTCGCGTTATTTCGTGCGATAGGTGTTTACTATTATCCGCCAAAGCCTTACATTATTGAAAACCGCAACAAAAACAGGAGCTTATGATTATTATCCGCCATTATTAACCAAGCAAATGGCGAATATTAAAGTAGTCTAAGCTCCTGATTCCCCAAGCAATTCCCGATTAAATGTTTTTCAACCATTTCTGTCTAGAGATGCTGGATAAACTCGTCTACTGTAAAAGAGAGTGTCTAGTATAAATGGTTAATAATATATATATTCAATAATATGTATATAGATCAAGGACTTAGCTTAGATTCTTTTTAACCAAGCCTATGGTTAATAATGGCGGATAATAATTTATAGGCTTTCCGTATATGATATTAGTACAATGCAGCAAACACAGGAGGCTCTATGCCGCTTAAAAAAGGTTATGGCAAGAAGACGATCAGCAAGAACATTAAGGCTGAGATGAAGTCAGGTAAGCCTCAGAAGCAGGCGGTGGCTATTGCTATGAGCATGGCAAAGAAATCAAAGCCAGCGAGGTATGAGTAATGCCAGGCGGCAGACCAACCAAGTACAACGATGAGATACTGGCAAAGGCCAAAGCCTATGTGGACGGCGGCTATCTTGCTTGCGGTGACGTTATTCCCCAAATGGCGGGACTTGCTATTGAGCTAAGTATTACACGCGAGACCATCTACGACTGGTGCGATGACCCTGACAAGAAAGAGTTTTCTGACATTGTTGCTAAGTGTCTAAGGGCGCAGGAGAGAAGGCTGCTCAACGGCAGTTTAACAGGTGACCTGAATCCAACGATTGCCAAGCTGATCCTGACTAAACATGGTTATTCAGAAAGAATCCAGCAGGAGCACATGGGTGAGGATGGTGGGCCTATCTCAGTTCTACTGGGTGAGATCAAGGGCAGAACACTAGGGCCAAAATGACCACTGTTGACGATCTCAAGGCTATGCTGCAAGACCCGATGTGGAGGCTCACCAGCGGATGTCTCTACAAGATTATGATTAAGGGTGACGATGGCGAAGAAGACCTGGCAGTGCCATTCCTTCCCAATGCCTCCCAGATCAAACTGCTGGAGAATATGCACCACCGCAACATTATCCTCAAAGCTCGCCAGCTCGGCTTCACCACCCTGATCGCCATCTACTTTCTGGACTGCGTTCTGTTCCGCGATAACGTCCGGGCATCCATCGTTGCCCAGACCGAGGGCGTGGCAAAGACCATATTCCGCGACAAGGTTCAGTTTGCCTATAACAACCTCCCCGCAACGCTTCGCCAATCAATGCAGCTTGCCAAGGACAGCCAGACAGAGCTGCTGTTCAGCCACAACAACAGCGCGATCTCAGTGGCAACCAGCGCAAGGGGCGGGACGTTGCAGTACTTGCACGTTAGTGAGTTTGGCAAGATATGCGCTAAGTTCCCCGACCGAGCGAATGAGGTAATTACCGGCTCGATCCCTTCAGTGACCAGCAACGGCGTGATATTCATCGAGTCCACCGCAGAGGGGCAGGAGGGCGCGTTCTATGATATGTGCCGCCTGGCTATGCAGAAGGAACAAAGCGGAAACACGCTCACGCAGAAGGAGTTCAAGTTTAACTTCTTCCCGTGGTGGGTCGAGCCTCGATACAAGATGCCCTGCGCTGGCGTGGTGATTACCGCAACTGATAACGAATACTTTGACAAGATTGAGCAGGATCAGGGCTGTACACTCAGCCAAGAGCAACGCGCCTGGTGGTGCTCAACCCGCGATTCAGACTTCAGCGGGCAAGAGGAAAGGATGTGGCAGGAGTATCCGAGCACTCCAGACGAGGCGTTCCAGCAGTCAACCGAGGGCTGCTACTACTCAGCGCAGATGACAGCCGTTCGAAAGCAAGGCAGAATAACCACACTACCGCACCGGCCAGGCTATCCGGTGAATACCTATTGGGACATTGGCTCCTCTGATGGCACCGCTATCTGGCTGCACCAGAGGGTAGGGCAGAACGATAACTTCATTGGCTACATCGAGGGCTGGGGCGAGCCTTACGCGCACTATGTCAGTGAGATGCAGAAGCTGGGCTACGTCTGGGGTGTACACTACCTGCCGCACGATGCCGGTCATGTGCGACAAGGCCAGCTTGCCAACGTGTCTCCGCAGCAGATGCTGGACAGGCTGGGGCTGAAGAACATCGAGCTGGTGCCGAGGGTCGATGAGATCAATCACGGAATACAAGTGACCCGCGATTCGTTCGCTACGGTCTGGTTCGACGAGACAGCCTGCAAGGCCGGTATCATCCACCTCGACAGGTACCGCAAGCGGTGGAGCGCAACGAACGGCAGGTTCATGGATATGCCATTGCATGACGAGCATTCTGAGGGCGCTGACGCTTTCAGGCAGTTTGCTCAAAGCAAGAAGGGCGAGAAAGTGCAGGTCAAGCAGATTAAATTTAAGGGGTGGAATTGATGGCTAAGTACGGATCAGGTGATGACTACGCTATAGACTTCGACAACCACCAGGCGGTGCTGAATCTGATGTCGGCAGCACAAGAGGCTGATCACGATAACCGAGAGAAGGCCAGAGAAGCTAACCTGTTTGTCGATAAACGAGACGGCCAGTGGGAACCGTACTGGTGGACTAACAATGTCGGCAAGCCTCGCTACACCTTTTGCCAGGTCAGTCCCATCATCGATCAAGTGACTGCTGCGATAGAGCTTGCAGACTTCGACATCAAAGTATCTCCGATGTCAGGCCCAGCGTCTAAAGAGACTGCGATGGTGATCGATGGGCTGGTGCGTAACATCGAGTCAACCAGTCGAGCGAAGGACATCTACGTCAATGCCGGTCGAGGAATGGTGACCACTGGCTACGATGGCTGGATGGTGTCTCACAAGTATTCTGATCCGCAATCGTTTGACCAAGACTTGGTGATTGAGCCGGCAGCTAACTTCATTGACCGAGTTTGGTTCGACCCTGCTTCGTACCTGCAAGACAAGTCGGACGCTCAATACGCTTTCCTGCTTCACGCAATGTCAGTTCAGGAGTACGTCAAACGCTACCCTGAAGGCTCTCAAGCGTCTGTCTCAATCGACAGAGAGGGTGACGCATACTATGACAAGGGTCAGGTTATCGTTGTAGGTCAGTTGTTCTACGTCAGTCAAGAAGCCTGCGAGCTGGTGCTGATGAGCAACGGCGCTGTCTACACTATTGATGACGACTTCAAGAAGGTAAAGGATGAGTTAACAGCATTGGGGATAGAGGAGGTCAGGACTCGCAAGGCTTACCAGACCAAAGTCTATTCGCGCTTCTTCGACCAGACCAACTGGCTGGAGGATGAGGAAGAGACCATCTTCGACCGCATTCCTATCGTCCCGCTGTACGGCAACTTCAAGATCGTCGAGAACAAAACAATCTATTGGGGTGTCGTCGAGAAGCTGCTTGATCCGCAACGTGTTCTTAACTACAGCTTGTCACGCGAGATCGAGGAAGGCGCTCTGGCTCCGCGAGCTAAGTATTGGATGACCCTGACCCAAGCGGCTGGGCATGAGGACGCACTGGCTACGCTCAACACGAACTCCGACCCAGTTCAGTTCTACAACGTCGATCCTGAGATGCCTGGCGCTCCGATGCAGCAAGGTGGGGCGCAAGTTAACCCAGGGCTTCGCACAATCTCCGAGTCCATGCGCCAGATCATAGGCCAGACGGCTGGGATGTTTGCAGCATCGATGGGAGACAACCCTGGCCTACAGTCAGGCGTGGCTATCGAGAGCCTGCAATCAAAGGGCGACAACGGCACGATCAAGTATTTCCGAGCACTGGAAGCGGCGATTGCTGCCACTGGTGACATTCTGGTCAAGGCTATTCCCAAGGTCTATGATGCCCAGCGTACAGTCAGACTGCTGTACGAGGATGGTAGCAGCGAGATGCAGGTATTGAACAAGCCGATCATTGATCAACAGACGGGTGAGATTGTTACCCTGAATGACCTGACCAAGGGCCAATATTCCGTTTCTTGCCGAGCAGGGCCGTCATTCCGCAACCGTCAGCAGGAGACCATCGAGACAATCATTGAGATAGCTAAAGTCGATCCGTCCATTATTGGGATGGCTGGCGACATTCTTCTGAATGCTATTCCTACCAGCGCAGCCAGCCAGATCGGTGAGCGCAAGCGTTTGCAGATGATGGCTCAAGGTTTGATTCCACAGACCCAGTTGACGGAGGAAGAGAAGGCTCAGATGGCCCAGAGCGCACAGGGTCAGGAGCAGCAGCAAGACCCAGCGATGGTATTAGCTCAGGCTGAGATGGCTAAAGCTCAAGCAGAGCAGATGAGAGCGCAGGTTGAGGTTCAAAGGCTTCAGCTTGAGACCGCCAAGATTCAGTTGGAAGCGCAGAAGGTGCAGATGCAGATGCAGGCAGATCAGGCCACCCAGCAACTGGATGTCTTCAACGCACAGACTCAGCGCATGAACACGCAGATCAAAGCTCAACAGGCTGGGGCCAGTATCGAGAAAGATACCGTCGATACGCAGGGCAAGCAGATTGATAACCAACTGAAGATCGTCAGCGCATTGAATCCATTCAGGGGCCAGATATGAATCCACTCGAAGGCATGACCATTATCATCCAGCAGGAAGAACCCTTCACTGCGAAGATCAACCGAGCCAATCGCGCCAACGTCATCGAGAACTGGAAATTCGGCCCTGAAGAGACCACAAGCGACAATACTGACTACTATCGCATGATGGCGAAGGCTTGGAGCGTAAAGCCGGTAGAGGCCCGCAGGCAGATGTGTGGCAATTGCGAATACTTCAACAACTCACCAGAGAAGCTGGAATACATTGAAGTAGTGCCAGAGGATGACTATGACGCTGATGGCGGCGGTCGAGGCTACTGCAAGAAGTTCGAGTTCGTCTGCCACAACCTGAGAGTGTGTCAGGCGTGGGAGGCTAGAGAAGACGAAGACGAATACGGGGAGGATTGAGCATGGCAGAGTCAGCACTCAGAGCAATAGACCAGTCCTACATGATGGGCATAGGCCAAGGGCCAGCACCTGCGCGTGTGCCTAGAACTAGAGGCCAGACTACTGCCGATATTCTGGGCGCTGCCTCTTTGCCGATGTCTGCTGTTCCTATTGCTGGTGACATCACTGGATTGGCTGCTGATGCTGCCATGTACGCTGCCTACCCTGAAGAAAGGACAATGGGCAACTACGCCATGTCTGCGCTTGGGGTGCTGCCTTTGGTGCCTGGGGTGGCTGCTGTAAGGGCTGCAAGAGGTGCCAGCCCACTAGAAGGCACTCTGGATATGTCCCAAGCAGCTAGGATGCAGAGGGCGGCAGAGCAGGGGTTTGATGTAAATACGCCCGTGTATCACGGAAGCGGAACCGAGTTCGATGCGTTTGATTCCGGCAGACTTGGCGAAAACACAGGGTACGGCGATGCAAGTGTTGGGTTCCACTTCTCTGACAACAAGGCCGATGCCGA